AACCAGCATAACATATGCAGGCGGCGGCGCAGGCGCTAGCGATAGACTTTTACCAGCACCTGTAACAGGCAACTATGGTGGTATAGGCGGCTTAGGCGGTGGTGGTAATGTTGGTGTTGCCGGAACAAATGGATTAGGTGCTGGTGGTGGTGCTGGTGCAAGTGGTGGCACAGGCACAGTAATTGTAAAATATCTATCAAACGCACGCCGTTTCAGCATGTAATCTTAAGATTCTAATAAATAGTATAAAGCGACTAGTGAGCCTCAGCACACTAGTAAGTTCCTTCAGGAGACGATCATATGACAACCAGACTTTTAGATTTTGCGGACTATATTGGTGGTCCCGATACCATAGTTTTAGAAATGTTTCCGCGTATGCAGCGCAAATATACCTATAACTTCAATACCAATATCAGTGCCTATCAATTCAGCGCAGACTATCAAAGTCTAGTTCTTAGTGACGTTACATATGATCGTGTTACTGGTGACCCAAGTTTTACAACCACAACAGTATTAGGCAGTTTCCCAACTGTAGCCAATGTAAGTAATAGTTTAATTACTGTTACAAATGCTAGCACAGGCCTAGTTGACTTAACTATTCCAGAGAATCGTTACACAGGAAACATTATTCCTGATGCAAGAACCAAAGTGGTTGGCACAGTATTAACATTCCAATGGCAGACCAGCAGTTCAAGCACAGCAATAAAAGATGCACATCGTTTCTTAATTTTAGAACGTTATGAACCTGGCGTGCCAATTGGTGATCCTACCACAAGCGGTTCATTCATCCCACTAGTAGTTTCAGCATAAGGAGAGTAACATGGCAGACATTACTCTCTCAACTACCGAAAGTAACATTGTAGTTGATGCAAGCAATAACATTATTCAAGTTAGCAGCACACCCACAACAATTGTTGTTGGTGAAGGATCAACAGTAGATAATGCACAAATTCGCGCTGCATTAAGCAATGTTGCACCTATTCTTTATGATGCTGGAACCGGTGTATTCAGTTTTGATGCAAATGCTACATTCAGCGGCAAGACCACAGATGATTTAGCAGAAGGCAATGTAAACTTATACTTTACTAATGCTAGATCTAGAGATGCAATTAGCACTTTAAATCAAGGTGTTGGTTATGGAACTTTAAGTTATAGCAATACAACTGGTGTAATAACTTATAACGTAGTTACAAATGCTAATATTAGAGGTGCAATAAGTTATGCTGCTGGTAGTGCTGGTTACAACAGTTCAACTGGTGTAATTTCAATTCCAGCAACAACCACAAACCTTTCTGAAGGCACAAACCTATACTTTACCGCTGCAAGAGCACGCGGCAATGTAAGTGCAACAGATGCAGGCGGCTTAGGTTCATTTTCCTATAATAATACCACAGGTGTGTTTACATATACAGGTCCTAGCGACAGCGATGTAAGAAGTTTAATTAGTGCTGCAAACACCACAACTGGTTATGGTAATATTACCTACAGCAGTTCAACAGGACAAATTGTATTTGATCGTGTTACTAATTCACATATAAGAGGTGCAATTAGTATAACCGACACAGGTGGTGATGGTAGTTTAACTTATAACAATGGCACTGGCGTAATTACTTACACTGGACCAGATCAAACCGAAGCAAATACTAGAATTGCTGCTGCACCAAGTCAAGTTCGCGCACATCTAAGTGCTACAAATACTGGAACAGGATTTGGCGGTATTGCGTATGACAACTCAACTGGTGTAACAACTTATACACGAGTATCAAACGCAGACATTGCTAGTTCAATACTAAACAACACCATTAAATTAAAAAATTACAGCGAAACTGCTGTTGATTATGGTAATGTTGCTGGTAATATTACTGTTGATCTAGGCCTAGGATCTATACATGAATATACATTAGTAGGTAATGTAACATTTATTTCATTTGCAAATGCTGTTGCTGGAAGTAGTGCAACATTAATCTTTAAACAAGATGCTGTGGGTGGTCGTCAACTTGATACTACTACACACACTTGGACAGGTTGGAAATTTGCTGGTAACAGTAAAACATTAACACTTGCTGCAAACAGCAAAGATGTAATGACAGTTATTATACCCGACACTGGAGACTATTATTCAAGTATTGTAAGTATGGAAGGAATGTTTATTCCTAACAGTCAACTTGCAAACAGCAACGTAATTGTAAATGGTGTCACAATTGCACTAGGTTCTAGTGGTAACATAGATACATTTAACAGTAATGTTACAGTTAATGGTAACCTAAATGTTGCCGGTAATTTAAATTACCAAAACGTTACTGACTTGTATGTAACTGATCAAAAGATTACACTAAACAGTAATGCTGCAACCAATGCCAATGTAGAAATTATTTCAAATCGTCCTACTGCAACTAATACAATGTTGAAGTGGAACGAGCCTGCTACACGTTGGGAGTTTACCAATGATGGTAGCACATATTATCCTATTGCTACTAGCACATCAGATTTAGTAGAAGGCACAAACCTATACTTTACCGCTGCAAGAGCACGCGGTAATATCAGTGCTGCTGAAAACATTACCTACAACAGTAGCACAGGTGTAATTGGATTAGCAAATAGCCTAGCCAATGTCAGCACCATTACTGCACAATCAGGTCAAAATCTTACACTTAATACTGCTAGTGGTTTAATTACAAAACAAAAATATAACAATGTTGATGTATTCAGCGGCAATATCAGCAGTGATGGTTATGCATTGTTTAGTTCAAACGCATATGATGGTAGTTTAAATTACTTCAATTACACCGGCAATGCTAATATTGAAAACTTTATTGTTAATACCGGTAACACAACTGCTGGCTCAAACGCTATCACCAATGTTTCATTGTTAAATTATTTTGCTGATACAGCACAAAGCCTAAGCAGTTTACCTGTTGGCTTTTTCTTTAGCCGAGACGAGTTTGACTACTTGCCATTCCCAGTAGGCACTAGAGTAAGCAGCGTAGATAGTGCAAACAGTATTGTTTACATGAGTGCTAATGCAACAACCTCAACTGATCTAGGATTCCAGGGCGGTGTAGCACCAAATGGTGTATTTGGATTTAACTCTGCACTATATGATAGCAATACTGGTTTAACTATTATTTTAATCAGTGATTATGATACGGGTGGCGCTGACAAAACCGTATTGGTCGCAACAAGTCCATATCCATCAAGCCGCTATGGTTATCCTGCAACAGGTCCTGCTATTACAGACTTTGACATTGTAACTGCTGGCACAATCAATGATTACAGTCTAGGCACAGAAAGCCTAGCACAGTTCATGATTGGCAGAAATAAATTAAGTTCACCAAAGAGTGTGCTACAAGCACCACGTGGTTTAATTGTTGGTGAAGGTGCTGACTTAACTAACCGCGCTGAAAATGACATGCTACCAAGTTTTGGTCTTAACGTTCTATGGGATGGCCAAAGCAACATTGATGATTATGGTGGCAATACCCCATTAACACAATTATTAATTAAGAACTATACTGATAATAACCTTCAAGGTCAAGCCTTAAGAACTACATTTGGTCCTAGATTGTTCTTTACCGCAGCAGAAGGCAATTCAAGTCAACCTATCAGCGTAACATATCCTAAGAAAAACTTAGAACTAGGACGTATCAGTTGGTGGAGCACAAGTTCCACACAGGCTGGTTTAAGCACTGGTGGTCCTCCCGCTTGGATCAGCGGTGTAACTGGTCAAGACTGTGTAAGCACTAACAGTGGCTTAGGCATGTATTTTGGTATCAGTCCAAATACTGCAAACTTCAATAGAAGTTTGTATATGGCCAGCAGTTTGGGTAATACACTTATTGCAAGTGCTCAAGACAGCACTGGCACACATCGCCCAATTATCTTTGCACCATCACACTATGGTAGCAGTCAAGGTAACAGCGCATTACTGTATAATCAAACTATACTTGGTAATGAAACTATCACTGATACAATTCAAACCAGTGGCACACATTTTGCACAGATCAACTATAACAATGCTACATCACTAACAGGTAGTAAAGTTGCTGTTACTAACGGTAATAACACAAACTCCACACGTGAAGGTAACATTGTTCTCAGCATTGATAGAAACTATAACAGTGGTAATGCCAACGTTCGTGTAAGAACTGGTGGAACAAACTTCTATGGTGCTAATAACCCAGATCGCGTAAGATTTACATTTGCACCACAGGGCCTAGTAGATGGCACAGCAGTTACAATTAGAAACTTTGTTGCTGGTGCTGCTACCGGTTTGAATAATAATGTTTACTATGTAAAACGTAATGACAGTGGTGGTTACATTGGTTTTGACCTATACTATGACAGTGGTTTAACCAGTGGCGTAAACATTGGCACAACTAACCAAAGTGCTGGAGCCGGCACATTTGAATACACTAGAAACAACGGTGTAACTGCTAAAGATTGGGCGTTTACATTACCACAAGGCAGTAACAACTTAATCCTCACAGAAGATGGTGTCAACACAACAACATTTGAAAGTGGTGGTAACGTTAATGTTACAGGCAACATCAACCTAACTGGACGCTTGTTAGGCTATGACCGTGTATATGGTGAATTCTGCTATACCGCTGGTAACATTGTGCCAGCCGCAGCAGATACAGTCTATACATTCCCATTTGATACAACCAACATGGCCAGTGATGTAGTTGCTAACAACACTTCACGCATTAACATTGTTAAACCAGGTATCTTTAAACTCATAATGAGTTTGCAGGTTAAGAACAGCAATAACAGCGCAGATCATATCATGCGTTTCTGGTTGCGTAAAAATGGTGCGGATGTTGCTAACAGCGCAACATTGGTAACACCTCTTAAACTGCAAGAATCAGTGATTTCAATGGATTGGATGGTAGAAAGTGATGGTGATGACTATTGGGAAATTGCTTATTATGTGAATAGCACAAACATATCATTCCCCAACTACACCAGTATTAGTAGTCCGGTAACTGCACCATCATGTCCGCCAATCATTGTTAACGTAATTCCAGTAGGAGCATAACATGCCTATACAAAGAACACCAGGCGGAAAGTATAAATGGGGTAGCAGTGGTAAAGAATATTCTACTCGCGCACAAGCAGCACGCCAAGCACGTGCAATCTTTGCAAGTGGTTATAAGAAAAATAATGAAGGAAAGAAGAAATGAAAAAATACGGCAAGCCAAAACCACGTCCACGCCCACGTCCTAAAAAGTATTGAGGTGTAGTATGACACTTATTGAAAAACTAACAATGAAGTTATCAGAAGAGCAGCGTGAGCGTTTCTTTGACTTAATTGAAGAACATCCTGATACAAATCCTATTGTATTGTTTAGACGTGTATTGAATCAACCAGAAGAAGAATAACATGCCACGCCCACAGCCAAAGACCCATTTGAACATTGAACACCAAATTCAATTGAATGACTTACACAAAGAAATTGATTTGATTAAGAACAATCATCTTTACCACATGCAGTTAAGCATGTCAAAATTAGAAGATGATATTAAAGAAACCAAAACAGAAATTAATCAACGTTTTGACAAGTTAGATGAGCGTCTTTGGGTCGTAATTGGTTTAGTAGTAACTACGCTGGTTGGTATTGTAGTATCGGGGATAATGTAATGCCAGTTCCACCAAAGAGTGTGCAAGACGCAGCACAGCGTGCATTAGATGCAAGAGCAGAAGTTAGTCCTAGTGCTAGAGCCGGCACACCAGTTGGCATTGCAAGAGCACGTGATCTAGCACGTGGTGCAGACGTTAGTCAAAGCACACTAGAACGCATGTATAGTTATTTGATGCGAGCCAAGTTTGATTACGACCAAGCACGCCAACAAGGCAAAGACATTAATAACAGCAAAGCAATTATGGCGTATTACTTATGGGGGGGTCCTAGTGCCCTAGCATGGGTGCGACGAGAACTAAACAAATAGGTTTGGTTTGGTTTGGTTTGGTTGTTGTTTTAAAACAACACAATTTTGTTGCATAAATGCAACACTAAAAAAGCCCCGTTTGGGGCTATTTTTTTAATGGTTGACATAAATAACTATTGTGTTATAATACAACAATGGAGAATACAAATGGCAAAAAAACCATATCCTTATATACCAACGGCTCCGCGCTCAAACACCAAGTTTGAACGCAAATGGGGCATAAGTGCAATTGACTTAGCCAAAGAAGAAGGTGTTACAGCATCGGCTATTCAGATGCGTATTATGAATTATGGTAATCCTTTTCAACGTAAAAAAGCACCTACAATGTGTGAAGTAATGACTGGCAAAACTTCAATTGAAATAGCCAAAGAGTTAAACATATCACCAGTCACAGTATATGAACGTTTGAAGAATCATGGTGATGCATACTATGAAAGTGAACACGGTGCTGGCGTAGCATTACGTGGCAGACAACGTGCAGCATATCACTGGACTGAAACCAAACAAGCCGGCACAAAGCCAGGTTGTAAAAATGGTTGGCTAAGTCCACGACACGAGGACTATCACACATGGCGTTTTAAAATGATACAACAATATTGTCCTACAGCACATGATTATAACACTAAGGAGGCTAATAATGAATGTGAGAACACTGATAGTATTTGATATACACGCAAGGCGCAACAAACATCGCGACGAGCGTTACTTTGAAATTGAAATGCTGGATGATGAAACTGGCGAATATTTAAAAACTTATGCCAGTGAAGATAACTTTAACTTTGACAATTGGTATCCAGTAATTAAAACTTGGCAACCAAAAACGCTGTTAGCAATAACTGGCGTATTCAAATTTAAGCGAGATCCAAAGACCAAAGAGTTTACTAATATTATCAACGCAGACTCAAAGCCACATGTTTATGAAACATATGACCAAAGTGTGCGTGACCAATACTTGCAGATTTATGCGAAACGTTACTTGTAAAAAAAGCACTATGTTTTCACATAGTGCTCTTTCATGCAAATATAATTTTAGAGGAAATTATAGTGTAGCAGCGAGAATAGATAGGTTTAGGAGGCTATCATTATAATACGCTTGGAGAACAATTATGCAACTTATGTTTGGCAACAGTAAGTGTTCTCGCTGCTACAAGTATTATTTATTAAAAATAGCAAATTTTTCTTTACTTTAAGAAAAAAATGTGTATAATACAATTATAGGAGGCTATATGACGAATAAACTAATTGAAATTGAAACGTCAGATGATTTTTTTTGTGACGACCCGCGAAATATATTTTATAATAGTAGTATAATAAAATATAAAAATACAAAATATATTTCGCGGCCTGACATGCCACAAGAAATATCACTTGATCAGTTGGCGGAGCCAACGCCGTTGGCGCCTGCTTCGCAGAAAAATACTGCTAAGCCACGTAAAGAAAAAAAGAAAATGAGCGGCGCGGAACGCCGCGAAATGTATGAAAAAATTATGCGTGAAAACAGCGAGCGCATGTTAGCATATGCCAGTGAACTGTTTGTGCTCAAATTAAGTTTAAGCAAGCAAAAAAGCCCAGATAGAATTACCATAAACATGGACGTTATATTCAATCCAGGCGATCGTTATCCATTTAAACTAAGTGCTGATTGTGTTAACAGAACACGCAGCAGAGAGTTATTGGGCAATGTCAAAGACCCCAACTACTGGGGCTATTTGCGCTGTTTAGAACGTGTTAAGCAAATGCCAACGGGACAAGCGTTTGTGGGCAAGTTTAAAAACAGAAGCCTTAAAAACTTTACAATACCCAGACGCATTGTCAGCAACACTTGTGCGCTAATTTATATCAACAATGGTATGCTATACTGCGATGTATACATTGGTGATGTTATGCACACTATAGAACTTGAAGAAGAATTTAATTTAAATGCACTAAAACATTATACACACAGAGGAATGTTTCAAAATGAACGTGATGAAAGTTGGTAAGAAAAAATACGAGCCCATTAAAACGCACCATGGACACAAATGGATACTAGAGCGTGGAACATGGGGTCCGCATACTGCAAAATACTTGTGTTTGGATTGTGGTGGCGTATTTGTTAAGTGGGCCAGCACTAAAAAAACGGTTGACAAACCGCGAAATGTATGTTACTATTAATAATGTAGCAATGTTGCTACTAACTATGGGAAATTGAATATGGCATATACGACTACTCAAAAGAACTACATTGCGGAAGGTGCAAACCAAGACCGCATGTTGCGTGACCACATACGACTGATGTTGGGCATTACACCCAGTAAGGTGCAAAGCAAGCGACATACAATTATCAGTGGTCCACCTGGCATTGGTAAAAGTTACAGCACAATGGACGAGATTCGCAACAGCGCGGCAAACTACATTCAGTTTGGTGCTGGCGCTACTGATAGTGCTATTGCACTTAAACTAGCATATCACGTGAATCAACTTGGGCCAAATGATGAATTGATTGCACTATTTGATGACGCAGATGATGTTATCTTTCGCGACTATCAAACTGCAAACAAGTTTAAGTTTGCTATGGCAAAGGATGAGCCGTTTTACGCACAGGATGTAAACTTTTCAAATCAATTGGCACAATATGAAAAGCAAGGACGCACAGATATGGTAGAAGCAATTCGTGCGTTTACACAACCTGGCAGCGTAGGCATACACATTCCTATGGACCAAGTGCGTTTTTACATTGTGTGTAACCGCAACTGTGAAGTGCAAAAGGAATTTGGTCGTAAGGTTTATACGGCTGTTGAAGCAATTGTAGACCGCGTTAAATATAAGCGACTAGACTTTGAATGGAAGGTATGCTGGGGTTGGCTTGCACACATTTTAAATAACAGTCAACCATTTGAAGATCATCCACTCACTGATGAACAAAAGCAACAGTTGACAGATTGGATGTGGACCAAGTGGGAAGTTATGCGTAACCCCAGTTATCGTAGTGTGGAAGAAATGGCTGAATACATGATCAATGATCCAGACAACTATGATGACGTATGGGCCAGCACATTCCTCAAGCGAGGCTAACATGAAACAGCGCATTACACCCCAACTCAGTGACAGTATATTTGAAGGTATTGAAATACCAGATGATCGTGTTGTAAGTAAACAGACACAAATTGCTAAACGTGAACTAAATGGCTGGTATGAAAAGAATAGTGCTAGACTTAAGGATGAAAAATATAGAGAAGAACAAGCAGAACGTATAAGAAACGCTGTTAAAAACATAGATCGCGATTTATGGCATAAAAAACATATGGCAACAATTAATGATCCAGAATGGCGAAAAAAGAATAAACAAAGAACTAAAGAAAGATGGTCGGACCCATTATGGGTTAAAAACTATTATGAAAATTTAGAGAAGTTAAAGGAAACACCTGAATTTAAAGAAAGCATTCAGCGAGCAAAAGAAACTAGAATTGCTAATGAAGAATGGCGTAAAAATATTGCAGAAGCAAGACGTAAACAGGCTAAAGATCCAAATTGGAAAGAAACTACATTTAAAGCATATCATGAGTTTTTTAATTCACCAGAAGGCAAAAAACTACGTAAAGCAACCGGAGAAAAAAATAAAAACAATCCTCAATTTAAGCGCAACGTTCTCATTGGTAGAGGTGTTTTACCTTTTCATACTCCATGGGGGTATTATGAGGATGCAAACGTAGCAGCAGAAGATTCTAAAACTAAAAATACAGATTACTTTTTTGAAACTAGGTCAACTAATAAAACTTATTGTTGTCCTGCTAAGGTCAGAAAATTGCTTAAGGATCCTAAAAATAAAGATTTTTACTTTATTTCCTGGGATGAATACGACAACTTTACTAAATAATATTGTAAGTTTGCCATACTTACAATTCCCATAATTAAAAGTAAGTTCGTTATACTTGCCCCTATATCATTAAAAAGGTATAGGGGCTTTTTTTCTTTTTAAATATGAGCATGACCGAATTACAAATTCTAGCACAAAAAAAATATAACAAAATTGTCATGGGCAATGGCAGTGATTTGCGTAACCTAAAACTTTTTAACGTTAGAGCAATATTAGACAAAGCCAACCTTACTGAAGATGATGTGCTATTGCTGCAACAATTTGTTGATGCATCTCGAGAACAAATTGATAAAACTGCATATGTTGCTAATGCCGCAGTATATCCAACCAGTTGGAATCATAAAACTGTTCGTTTAACTGTTAAAACAACAAAAAATAACGAGTTTTAATAAATATAAATTTAACGTAGACACTGGCGAACAAACAGTGATATACTCATTGGAGATGAGATGCAGATTGAACACCTTCCCTTGCACAAAATTACCCCATATGTGCGTAATCCTAGAAAAAATGATCCAGCAGTAGATGCAGTAGCAGAAAGCATCAGTAGATATGGATTTCAACAGCCAATTGTAGTAGACGCTGATCACGTGATTGTGGTAGGCCACACACGCTACAAAGCAGCACGCAAACTAGGACTAACCACTGTGCCTGTGCTAGTAGCAAAGGATCTTGATAAAGATGCTGCGGCTGCATACAGACTAGCAGACAACCGAACCAATCAATATGCCAAGTGGGATGACAGCCTACTAGCAGAAGAATTTCGACATTTATATGAAAATGTAAACAGTATCAGTGAACTCAGCGCAATGAGTGCATTCACTGAACTTGAAATTGATAGATTGTTGAATGGCAAGAATTATGGTGTTGATCCCAATGAACTAGCAAAAAATGCAGACAGAGTCTGCAACAAACGCATTGCACTACTAACACCTAAGAACAGTTATGTTAACAGAGGTGTAGCCACATACATCAATGGTTGGATTGAATGGGGCTTGCGTAATGGTGTGCAAGTAGATGTAATCAGCGATGACAACGAATTAAACAATAACCAGTTTGAACGCTACACACGTGTAAGCCAATGGGTTAGTCCACCACAGCCAGTAAACATACCCAGCAAACTGCATGATGACAATTATATAGCAATGCGTAGTCCAGTGGTAAGACTACAAGACAGCGTTAACATTAGAACAGCATTGTTACATGCCATGACACAGTATCATTATGATGCTATAATTTGCAATACCATTGAAACGCTGTTCACAGTAGTAAGCATGGGCTTGCACACCGAACATCCTAACATTTACTATGCAACACACAGTTGGGTAGATGTTAACATGGGACAAAGCAACTATCAATATGATCTAACACGCAGCATCATTGCAAACAGCAATATCAAACTATTGGTGCAAAGCGAATGGATGCGTGAACATGTGTTAAAAGGATATGGTGTCAGTGAAGATAGAATTACTGTTGCTGTGCCCATGTTAGGACAGCCAGAGTTTGTGGATAAAATTGACGCAGACTTTGAGGATCGCCGCGGAATACTATACATTGGACCTTTTGAAGATAGAAAAAATCCACAAGTGTATATTCAAGCACTAAAAAACAGTGGCTTGCCAGCATTGGTAATCACACCCAGTCAAACCAGTGCAGATAAATTTAAAAGAGAATTTTTAAAGTATAACATTGAACATGAGATTCATGTGGCATTAACAGGTTCAGCCAAAGTAGATGTAATGAGTCGTGCAGCACTGGCAATTATTCCCAGCAAGGACGAAACATTCTGCTACACAGCATTTGAAGCAGCACATATTTGTAGAACAATTGTGCCTTCAAACAGAGGTTGGACCACAGCACATGATGCTTGGTGTATTAGAGTAGAAGAAGATCAAATACCTTATGCTGTTGCAGATCATTACAATAAACCCAATGAAGAATCTGCTAAAGCAGCACTTAAACAACAATTTGCACACAGCGATAAACAAGGTTTAAAATTGATAGCAGCGCAAAGTGTAGAACCCCGAGGCAATAATGCTTTTACAAAATGGATGGAGCAAAAAGGTAAAACTACACTAAGAGACTTTTTTAACAGCAGACCTTCAAAAGTATTAGATGAAGTGTTTTATGTTGTTAGAGCACAACACAATACAGAATATGTATTTGAACACACACAAAATGATACAGTGGTAACACAAGAAGGATATGTGCCCACTGCAGATATTACACAAGATGATATAAATGATAATTTAGCAAGAGAATTTGGATTGGAGACCATTAATGGCTAGTCGTAAACAACCCAAGATGGGAACCAAAACAGTTACTGGAGTAGTTGTGGGTAGAGAAAAAACTGTAATAGATCCAAATGAAATATATAAATTAGCACAACTAGGCTGCACCATTGAAGAAATGAGTGATTGGTTTGGTGTGCCACGTGAAACAATAAAATACAATTTTAGTGATTTTATTGCAAAAGGCCGCAGTGAAACTAAACAAGCACTAAGGCGTGCCCAAATTGCGTTAGCCCTTAAGGGCAATGCAGTAATGTTGATTTGGCTTGGTAAGAACATGCTGGGTCAAAGTGACAATCCATTAGAAACAGACAGCAGTCAAGTTTTACCATGGGTTGAATCAGAATTAACCAGAGAAGAAAATGAAGATAAACCAGTTGCGTAAGACGTGTGTCTAGAGTGTGCTACTGCACAACAGGGAGTATGTGCAGTAAATTAATCATATGATTCCGCTCTAGACACACGCAGCCTTTATTATGGAGATATAAGAATGAAGTTACCAAATACAGATATTTTTACACGTGAAGAAAGCAGCCACAACAGCGTGGGCTTAAACACTTTTGGCTTGTTAAGTGTAAGCCTACTATGGGGTCACATGCTGAGTCTAGTCAGTTGGTGGTGGTTGCCCGTTACAGTTATCCTAGCATTAGTAGGATATGGCACAGAAATTAGCAAACGCAAAGAGCCAGTTAACATCAAGTTTAAGTAATGCGTCTTACGGTGCCACAACAAACTATAAGTGCAAGCACAGCACGTTTCCGTTGCGTTAGTGCCGGCCGCCGTTTTGGCAAAAGTTTTCTTTCAATTAATGAAATGGCTAAGTTTGCACGTCATCCTAAACAACGTGTAATGTATCTAGCAGTTACCCACCGTCAAGCAAAAACAGTGATATGGGAAGATTTGAAAACACAATTGATTGAACGCAATTGGGTAAAAAAAATTAATGAAAGTGAAATGCAGATATGGTTAGTTAATGGTTCAACTATAACTGTGCGTAGTGCTGAAACCAAAGACGCATTACGTGGTGGCAAGTATGACTTTATAGTGTTAGACGAAGTTGCAGACATGGACAAAGATGTTTGGTTCAGCATACTGCGTCCTACACTAAGTGATAGACGAGGACATGCGCTGTTCATTGGCACACCCAAAGGTATGGGCAATTGGTTCTTTGATTTATGGAACAATGCTAAAACACAAACAGATTGGGCCAGTTGGCAATATACTACCATTGAAGGTGGTAATGTTCCACCAGAAGAAATTGAAGCAGCACGTCGAGACCTAGATGCTAAAACATTTGAACAAGAATATGAAGCACAATTTGTAACATTTAGTGGACGTTGCTTTTACGCATACACTGAGGATAATTTAAAAGATCATCCAGGTATTAAAGAAGGCGAACCAGTCCATATTGGTTGCGATTTTAATACTTCACCAATCACAGCAGCATGTGCAACACGCACAGAAAAAGGACTGCACTTTTTTGATGAAATAGTCATTTATGGTTCAAACACCAATGAACTAGCAGAAGAAATACGCCGACGCTTTGGTTTTGGAAGAACAATTTTTGTTTATCCAGACAGCAGCGGTGGACGCAAGCAAACTAGTAGCGGCGGTTACAGCGATCACATTATTTTAAACAATGCCGGTTTCAAAGTAGTTGTAGATAGTATCAATCCTCCAGTTACAGAAAGTATTGCTAGCGTAAATAGTTTGCTGTGCAGCACTACTGGTGATAGACGTCTACTTATTGATAAAAACTGTAGACAAATACGCGAAAGTATGTTAAAGTATGTGTATAAGGAAGGAACACGTGTTCCCGACAAAGATTCAGGTTTTGATCACATGGCTGACTGCATACGTTATATAACACATAAACTATATCCAGTTAGACCAGTTGTATCTAACAGTGGTAAGAGTTACAGACATACTGGTAAAATGTTATGAGAAAACAAATTAAGATTTGGGTAATGATTGCAGATCCAGAAGGTGAAACACGCACAGTCCCTTTCACTGCACCCACCATTGAGAAGTGCATGTCATATCTACACAGTTATCTAGACACTTATACAAGCCCAGGCACAAGAGCAGAAGTTGTGCAATCAGGATATATCTATACAGGAGCAAGTCATGGCGTTCAAAGGAAGAGTTCCAGAAAAAGGAACAACACAGTGGAAGCGGAATGAACGTGAGATAGCACGTAACCCAGTGTTACGACGAGCACGTGATATTTCAGAAGGATTTAGCGGTAACAGCACCAGCACCACAGGCAGCAGAGTAGGTGGCGCTAGTGAAGCCTACAAAGATGGTTGGGACCGCATATTTGGTTCTAAAAAGGACAGCAATGAGTAAATGGCATGGGGGCAAAGGCAGTAAGCCACGTCCCATTGAAGATCGCCGACAGTTTGAAGATAACTGGGACAAGATATTTGCCCCTAAGGAAAAGAAAAATGCAAAAGATAGTGATAGCAAAGTTCACACACCGCAACCCAAAGACAGGTAAAGAGTTTACGGTCCAAAAAGGTTGGCCCTGTAAAGATAAACAGGATGCTGAACATATTGTTAAGTATTATGGTATGAAGACGGGCGCATTAGAAGCCCAATGTGTTATGGAGGAAGTAAGCGATGAAGAAATCAAACAAGCAGCGTCAAGCACTACTGCAAAAGAAAAGAACCAAGCGCAACCAAAGTCGTAAAGGTGTTAAGTATGATCCCGCAAAGTTGGAGCGTAGGGCACAGGCGCTTGTATCGGAAAGCCAGGCACCAATTAATAACAGAAATGGCGAGACAACACTTGTGCTTTGATAACGAAAACAATTGGGTGGATGGTGACAGGCCCGGAGACATCAAAGCCTACTGGGCTACACTTTCAGAAACCGAACGTGCATTTGAACGATTGCAAAACACGGATGCGGCTTTGTATATGGCATTTTATGAAAAAATGCAACGCAGTATGCCAGAAGGCGTTAGTTTAACCCAAACGTCACCTATTGAGGTTAAACTCAATAAATAAGATGCATGACACCTTATGAAATACGATTAGAATTGCTAAAACTAGCATTTGATATTCTTAAAACGCAACAAACCAAGCCAGAGAATATGCCTTGTAGCGACGAAGTTGTTCTTCACGCAGAAAAACTAAACGTGTTTGTAAGTCAAAATAAATAAAAATGTGCTGCACACATGGTGTGTGCAACACATTAACAATTGTGTATCTGGCCCCTCAGCTGAGGGGTTTTTCTTTAGTAAATTGTGCCTAGCACAAAGCGTGCTTCATTAAAGTAATGATCTGCTACGCTCTTAACTGTAAGTCGCGCACTCTTAGCAGCACTAGCAATACCATCTGGATGCATGTTGCTAACATAGTGATGTAGCAGAATAATCAACTTCTGCTTGTCTGTGCCGCCTAACTCGCCTGTGTCACCTAGCACACCCTTCCAGTGCGCTACAGCATCAGCAAAGTCATTGTTGTGTGTCTGCAACGTAGTAACAATTAAGTAATCACGTAGCCGTTGCTGTAAAGTAGAACGCTTCATATACACCTCCAAGTAGTGTGTAACAAGCACTATTGCCTGCTACATTTACTACTATACACGAAACTGCCCAAAGAGCAAGAACTTTTTTACATTTTTTTCGTTGTTTTTTCACTACAAATTTGTTGCTAAAATACAACAAAAAAGTTAGGCAGCGTAAGTCGTTGATTTATATAGGCTTTTTTCTGCAGGTGCTGTAAGTCGTTGATTTATATAGAAAAAATAGTTCTTGCTCTTTCTGTAAAAGAGCGTATAGTTATAAATGTAGCGTGTTGCTACAGACACTTTGGAGAATGTAATATGTTTAATGTTAATGAAATTGACACTACTGGCGCTGACACTATTCCTAGCGTAGGCGTTTGCATTGCTATGCAGTTGAATGACAACGAGCAATTTGACGAAATGTTTACAAATGCAAAAAACGCTGACAAGTTGTGCGTTTTGGACATTTATAGGGACGGCGTAAAAATTGATGTGCTTACTGTAAGTTTGAGCGATTTTGCTAAAACTTTTATTAAGTTTGGGCCTAACGATGCTAAAGCATACAAGTGGCTTAAGAAGCGTGTGCAAAAGCGCACAAGTTTAGCACATTAAAAAAACGGTTGACAAACACGCTACATGTGCTATTATGTATATGTAGCGTGTTGCTACAGACACTTTGGAGAACTTAAATATGCAAATTGGTAATGAACCCTCATACAGGGATTTGTATGTTGACTATACCCTACATTCAATGCGTTTGCATAGTATGCTAGCATCAGAAACAGATCACACTACTAGATTAAGTATTGTTGCTAGTATTGCTGAATGCAACAGAATGTTAGATAATCTAATAGAACTTGCAGAAGCAGATGGCTGCTGTGTTAATGATGAATAAAAACGGTTGACAAACATACAAAAGATGCTATTATTATAAATGTAGCGTGTTGCTACAGACACTTGGAGAAGACAATGAGCAATTATTTTACAGAAGATTTTAACAAACTACCCAATTGGCGCAAGATTGAAGTGCTTACTGACGCAGTATATCGCGAATATGTAACTGCTGGTGAGGACGCTGTTGATGACAACGACCTTACAGAGATTGACATTGCAATTCGAACGTTGTTGGATTATAGGAGCAAACTAGATGCGTAACGCACAATTTGAAACTGTGATCTACAATACGTTAGATGAACTTGCAACAGATGCAATTGTTTGGCAGCACACAGCAGAACAAATTGACAGAGACATCGATGTAGCATTTTTTACACTTGAGCATTGCTTTCCGCAATACAGCCTAGGTGATACAGTTACACGTGGTCTAGCAAAGAATTTGGTTTTTGAATTGCAATTGAAGTTTAAAGGCGAGCGCAAAAACTTTAGTGCAGTATGTGAATATGTTGAACAGCAACTCAACATTGAAGAATTGTTGCGTGATGTATACCAAGTATTGAGTTAACCACACTCCAAGTGGCAGTTTAGAGGGTTCTGTGTAAAAACCCTCAATCTACCTTTCTAAAACTTCAAAAGCACCTTTAACAGGTGCTTTTTTTTGACTTCTGCATAAATAGTATTTGTTATAACACATATCTGCAGATATCTACATCTCGAGATGGAGAGGCCTTGGAAAATAATCCTTATATCGACTTTGTCGTAAACACTCATTCCCTTTATGGTCGTTATCATGACGACTGGAAACTTTGCATCAACAGTTGGTATGGTGGGGTTGAATACAAGAATGCACAGTATCTACGTGCATACAGCGTAGACCTAGCAACGCCCGGTGAAACTGTTAACATGTATACCACTGACAGCGAAGGTAACTTCGTTGGTAAAAGCCGTGCCAAAATGCAGTGGGGCACTAGCAAATTTGAAACTGAACGTGGCGCTGACTATGTGACCGGCAGTTTCTACAAAGAAAAACTAGACAATACACCATTATACAACTACGTTAAACTAATCGTAGCAGAGTATAATGCTATGCTGTTCCGCAATCCACCACAGCGTTATGTAGGCGAAGTGCCAGAAGCAGAACGCTTCTTAAGTGACGTGGATCAAGATGGTAACAGCATCAACGAATTTATGAGCCTTGTGGACGTTTACACCACTGTGTTTGGTGTGTGCCACGTAAGTTGCTTGAAGCCAATTGGATCAGACATTCCTAAATGGATGATTCACACTCCATTAGATATCACTAACTGGGAATATGGCTATGACACACAAGGCAGTCTCAAGTTAAGAAAACTTGTAATCAAATTAGACGCAACCGCAGAACATACTGTGTATCGTTATCTAACTGATAACACCATTGAAACAGTATTTGTAGGTGTAGACAAAGAAAATTATGCACCTCCAGTTGACAGCGAAGAATTAGAATTTTTAGGAGACGGGGTTTACAGAATAGTGCAGCCCAATGAACTAGGTTATATTCCAGTTCAAACATTTTATCAAAGCACTAAAATTTACAACAATGTAGGCACAACTGTTATTCAAGATGTCGCACAGATCCAGCGCAGCATCTATGGTGACATGGCTGAAATCTACAATGCTATTACCTATTCCGCTCACCCTACTTTGCTATGCGATGAGCAAACGGATCAACTCAATGATGGTCAAGTAGGCGCAGAGCCAGGCAGCGTAGTTAAGGTGCAGAGCAGCGTTACTGGCACACCAAACTATGTATTTGAATTTAAGAGTCCACCACTGGATGCAATCACAGAAATACGTGAACTGGTGGACAACAAAGTGCAGAAACTAAGTCAGATCGCTATGTTGCGTAGTGAGGACTTGATCAAAGCCGCCAACAGTGGCGCACAAATTGAAGTATTTGACGACAAACTAAGTGCAATGGTTCGCAGAAAAGCAACTAACTTAGAAAATGGTGAAAGCAAACTGTGGGAGATTTGGTTTGATTGGTTGAATATGCCAATGCCAGAAGACTTCTCAGTAAGTTACAATCGTCAATACAATCGTAGAGCACTAGAGATTGAACTCAAAGAAGTTGATCTCATGATGCAGACACTACAAAAGTATGAAGAATTAGTTGAAGGTCCACCAGAAGAAGAAGAGTCAAAGATGCCGGAAGAGTTACCAAACATTCCAGGTAGAACTTATGCAGATGGTGAACCAATCCCAGCCACACTACCAGCACTATACGTAGAAGCCGGCTTACCCGGCACAGGCCTAGGACAGAATTGCAGCAATTGCGGTTACTATGCTGGCGGCATGTGCGGTAAGTTCCAAGCACCAGTGCGTGAGAACTATTGGTGTGCCAAGTGGGAAGACGCTGCCGAAGATATGGCGGAAGAAGCAGCCGAAGAAAAAGTTGACATGGCCGAAGATAAGGCCGAACTGGAATATGAACAGTTCAAAACAGATATGCGTAACAAGATTCGCGAGAGACTGGAGCAGTTGTTAAATGCGAGCACGACTGACAATGGTTTCTAAATATCTTGATTATACACCAACTCAGGGTGAAGGAAACGGAGAAAAAGTATGAGTGAAGCACTCAAAGATACGCTTGTTGCCGGCGAAGATGTGCAACCAGTAACTACAGATGCTGATGCAACTATTGCAGGAAAATCTGAATCAGATGCCACACCAAAGACTCCACATGTGGAGTATAAGGATGGTAAAGTTTATTCAATCGATGGCGTAAGAGTCTATACACGTGATGACGTAAACCGCATTGGTGCTAATGCTAAAAAGGAAACTGAGAGTCGCATACTCGGTGAACTAGAAGTAGATAGTTTCGATCAGGTTAAGACTGTTGTAAAGCAGTTGCGTAGTGTAAGTGACGATGAGCCAACTCTTAACGTAGCAAGTCTACGTGATGCAGTTAAAAAGAAAGAACAAACTGTGGAAGAACTACGTGCTGAACTACAGCGTGTTAAGACTGACATGGTGCTTAAAGACCACCTCGTAAATCTTAATACTGCTATGCCAGCAGGTTGGACACAGGATCAACGTAGTGCTGTTGTGGACTTGATGAAAGTTCGCGGCATGCTGCATTTAGAAGGTGACACTTTTGCAATTCGCAATGGTGACAGTTTCTTTACAGATGCAACTGGTGAAAGACCAGACTATGCTGCTGCTGTGCTTAGTGTTGGTAAAACACTGGGACTTCCAGTTGCCAAACAGGGTGTAGCAATATTTGACACACCTGAAAAGAAAGCAGACAATGCTGTGCCTAAGCAGTTAGATGACAAACGTCTACAGTCAGATGCAGCATATCGCAATGCTTATGTTCAGGTGCGAACCAGAAATCCGAACATGTTGCACAGTGACATCACTGATGCAATGGTTCGTAAACAACTAGAAAGTGCAACAATGGGGTCAGTCAATGATAGACAACTTCGTTTAGCACCAAAAGCATCTAAAACAAATTCAAGGAGATAAAAGATGGCTGATACAACAAGTAGTTTAGTCAATGCCTTGTATGCAGATGTAGTTCAGAGCCTTGTTCCCTATGTGGACAATTTTGTTCTACTTCCTTCACCAGGCGTTCTAACATATTCATTTAACATTTCAGGTGGCACAGGCGATACCGTTAAGGTGCCTATCACCAACCTATGGTCACCAGGCGCAACAATCAGCGAAGGTGCCAACGTTCTAGCAACAGATCGTTACTTCGATCCAGGTTCAGTTTCACTAACAGTAGTGAAGCGTGGCGCTGGTGCAACAGTAACAGAAGAAGCACTAGAAGATGGTGGCTTAGCCACAGTTCGTAACGCAACCCTACTACGTCTAAGCCGTGCAATTGCACAGGCCACAGACCGTGCAGGTTTTGCTGAACTAGCAGTAGGCGCAACATCTGTTGCAAATACTTCACAGTCAGGCATGCTAACAAATGACAGCAGCGCAAACCTTGCTGCAATCGTTAGCGCAGACATTTCATTCGTAATGTCACCAGACGCAATGGCATATGCTGTTAAGCGTGAGCCAACAGTTAAGATGTGGAACGACGTAGCATTTGATCGCTATCAGATGGCTGCTACAATGCGTAACGGCTTCAAGCGTCTACCAATCGTTAACGAAAACGGCACCAACAGCACAACATTCCATGCACGTGCTCTAATTGGTCAAGGTAACATTGCACTAGATACCAACACAATTGGTCTAGACGATGTAAGTAAGGCTGTTGCTAACCTCCGCGCTATCAACTCACCAACAGACGCTGCTGGCTTCTACCTATCAGTAGTTTCACCAGCACACGAGTATCAACTCGCAGCCGCACTAAACGGCGTTGGTGCTACAGCAAACGGTTCAATTGGTTCAATTGCACAAGATCTAGCCAACCAAGCATTGCTTGAAGGCATGATCGGCCAAGCAGTTGGTTGCCGCTTCATCCGCAGCAACAACGTTCCACGCGGCCTAGCAGCATCTTAATTTAAAATAGTATAAGGAGCGGGAAATGGCATTTATAGTTTCAGGTGGTAATGTAGTAAGTTACGCAGAGGCAGTGGACTTGCGTGATAAAGACCAACGTCTATTCGAAGCCAATGAGTTTACACTTACAAACCTTCCTGATGCGCCACCCACTCTAAATGACTACATCGAGGATTTAACCACAAAGGCTACTGCACGTATCAATCAAAAGATTCGTGCAAGTAGCCAGTGGTTAAAGTATTTGGGATACACAGGACAGGATTATGATACAACAAATATTCCAGCCTTCAATCCCAACTATATCCTCGCTCGAAAGAGTGACTTTACTGACATGTGTGCATACTACACACTTAAGGAATTCCTCCTACCACGTGTAGCAGACTTTGGAAATCCTGAAAGTGCCGAAGTGCAGAAGATAGAATATTATAGCCGTAAGTTTGATGACTTGTTCAACGAATTACTTGCTATGATGGACTGGTATGACTTTGATGGTAGTGGCACGCTAACAGACAAAGATAAACTAATCAGTGTGAGCCGTAGAAAGCGCACACGCAGCATTAGTGGTGTAGTGAGAGTTAGATAATGGCAATCAGAGATACATTATTAGCAAACCTAGCAGTAGCCCTAACACCTCATAGTGTTAGTGTTAGCAGTGAACTTCCGTTCACTGCGGCTGGGGTTGCACTCTACGACAAAAACATGAAAAAATTGTATTTGGATGTAGATCAAAATGCAACCACAGAATTGTTTTCTACATTAGATAACAATGATGTTTGGCAACAAGAGATAACCATTAATGGTTACCTCAGTGTTGATGCTAAGAATCAACCCTCTGATATTGACGCTGTGGTAGGTCATGTGTTAAACAGCCGACTTAGCGTTGCTAATTGCTACTTACGTGAGTGTGAGGTAACAAATGATTATACCGAAGACCGCAACACTTATACATTTGAATTTAGATTTTTAACCATTTAAACCAAGGAGAAACCAAATGGCAGATTTTATTGCAGTTAATAGCACAGCAAACTTTGCAAACCTGGTTCTCAATGCCGATGGTGTAAATTACAACAGTAACGTTGACGTTGCTTTCGAAGGTGCAGGCGCAGCAAATGCTATGCCAGTTCCAGCACTACAGGAAATCACTGTTAACGCAACTCCAGGAACATTTAACTGGCAGCAGTTGGATGAACTAAGTGAAAAAGTTGTAACAACACCTAGCACAAATAGCATCAGTGTTACACTAGTGCTCGATCCAGTAACATTCTTTACTGGCCAGGGCAACACAGATGGTATTTTTGACATTGTGAACAGCAAGACAGAAACTTATTTCCGTCTTTATTGGCAAGGTAGCGGCACTGGCGACAGATACATTCAAGGTAAGGGTTACTTAAGTGCCCTAGCCCCAACAGTATCACCAGGATCACCGGTGTGGACCAGTCCACTAGAAATTCTAGTAACTGGCAGTTACGAATCCAAAACTAGGGACTAAGTAATGCAGAATGGCCCACTGGGGAAACTCAGTGGGCTTTTTCTTAGGAGCGTAAAATGAAAGATACACTAAAAGCATATCTAATTGAAAAGTCAAAAACTGGTGAATGGACTGGTAGAACTGAAAATGGTAAACCAGTAGTAATTACGCACGAAGGCACAGTAAGCGCAGAGCCATTTTTAAAGCAATTAGGTATCAAATTAAACAAATCAAATAAATACACAGAGAGAGTTGAATATGCAGGTATGGGAGAAACTCAGTCTACCAGAGATACTGGAGACACTAGAGATGGAATTAGCCAAAGCCAAGAGTGAAATGCTTTGTGCTGAAACAGATCTAAAAAAAGTAAAAGGTAGGATGGCTTTTATAATAACAGCCATTCATAATTTAAAACAACGTAATGAGGATATGTAGATATGAAATTAAGTCAACTGGCAGCAAAGCCCACACTAATCAAACTAGAACTAGATGATGAGGACACCGTAAAAGAATATGGTGAGCCTCTAGAGTTTTGGGTATACGATCGTCAACCAATTGATACCTATGTGCGTATGGCCACAGTAGGTGAAAACGCACCAGGCGAAATGATTAAGATGATCAACAGCATGGTTATGGATGAAAATGGAGAAGTCATTGCCAAAGATGGTATGGTTTTTCCAGGCAAAGTAATGACAAGAATTTTAACTAAGGTGGTTGAAACGCTGGGAAACTAACCAGCGAGCATCTGCCTGAACAAGGTGTTGAATTAACATTGATTTTAACAATTGATGCACTGGGAAAACGTTATGGTATGTTACCCAGTGAGGTTATGACAAAAGGTAGCACATGGGATATTTTTATAATGGATGCAGCATTAAGTTATGAACATCATAAACATGAGCAACACATGAAAAAATATGACAAAACACCTAGAATAGCCGAAAACACACCAGTAACAGATGAAAAAATGTTGGCTGCATATAGAAAGTTTAAAGAAGGAAATAATGGCTAAGGTAACGTTTACAGTAAAAGATGGCGGTGTGCTAGACATGTTTGAAGAAAACATTAGGAAACTCACACCTCGTTTGCTGGACGATACCTACCGTTACTTTGTTAAGGCTACACCTATACGCAGTGGCAATGCTCGCAGAAACACACATCTAGATAAGCAAAACAATACTATTGAAGCAGATTATCCATACGCCGGTAGATTAAACACTGGATGGAGCCGTCAAGCACCAGATGGTATGGTTGAACCAACCATTGAATACATGAAACGTAGTGTTGGTAAACACCTTAAAGGCAGAGGAAAGATTTAATCATGGCAGAAAACATTAGAGTCACACTGATAGTTGACAACAGAGAGTATATCGCCGACCTTAAGGCCGCCAGCAATGCTACTAAACAGTTGGGCAAAGATGCAGAACTTGGTGCAAAGCAAGCAGAAAGTGCTTTTAACCGACTAGGAAATACCACTGGCTTTTTAAATGACAAATTTACTGCACTAAAAGGTTTATTGTTAGGTGCTGCCTTTGTAGGTTTTGCACGTAATGCTGCTATGGCTGCAGATAGTGTAGTTGATCTTAGTGCTGCCACAGATATCAGCGTTGCTAAAATTATTGAATTACGCAATGCATTACAGCAAAGTGGTGGCGACGCAGAAAATGCTGGACGTTTCATTACAGAATTCTACAAGAGCATTGAAGAAGCCGCTGGCGGCAGTGACAAAGCACAGCAAGCATTTGGCAAAGTTGGTGTAAGTTTACAAGAACTAGCAACATTAAGTGCCGATCAATTGTTTGAACAAACGTTGCAAGGTCTAGCAGGTATTGAAGATCCTGCTACACGTGCTGCACTTGCTATACAAATGTTTGGTAAGGGCATGATGGGTGTTTCTGCACAAGACCTTATCGCACAGTTGGATAAGTTACGTGGCAAGTATGACGATCAAGCGCAAGGTGCTATTGAAGCCGCAAGAATGATTGACGAATACAATCTTGCAATGGCAAACTTGCAGATTGCATTCTTACAAACTATTGCACCTCTCACACAGTTAATCAACAAGATGACTGAAAATGGAACTACCATTGACGAACTTATTCCAAAACTTCGCGCACTTGCTGTGGTAGTTGCTGCACTAGCCAGCGCCGCCGGTTTCTTAGCCATTGTGCGTGTGGTTGGTATGCTAGGACGCGGTTTAGGTTCATTGATTTCAATGTTCCAAAAAGTTGAAGAAGGTGTTGTAAAATTAGGTGCTAGAATAGTCAAACACTTTAATCCAAATGGACAAGTAATGCGTGCTGTAAGAGCAGTTGCAGCAGTCGGCGGCGCAATTTTTGGTGGTGTAAGTGCGTTCTTAGGTTTCAGTGAAGAAGAACCTGCTGAAGGCAAACCCAAAGCAAAACCACCATCAACCGGCGGTGTGCCTAGGATTATTGAACCCGGTGCAGAAGCCAAACGTGCTGCCGCAGAAGCCAAACGTGCTGATGATGAAGCCAAACGTAGACGTCAAGCAGTAGAAACAATTCAACGTCAAGCAGAAGCATATCGTAACAATACAGAAGAAGCAAGAAAGAACTTGCAAATTGGCTATGACATGATTGGCATGAGCGATGAACTAGTAAAAGTTCAAGAAGCAGGCACACGTGTAACTGAAGCAGCCACAAAAGAAATTGAAAGACTGCAAGAACAAAGACTACGTTTAACCTACGAAGAAAACAGCGCAGAGCAAATTGCTGCTATTGATGCTGCTATTGAGGCTATTAAAGCACAAACAGCAGCAGATCGTGCTGCTACAGAAGAAATTGTTCGCAATGGTGAGCGTAGAAAACTAGCATACGAAACTGAAATGTCTGCACGTAAAAGTGTTATGGACATTGTTGCTGGTGGACTGGATTTCCGCAAACAATTTGAACAACAGCGACAACTTGCTGACGCAGAGAATGAATTAGTTCGCAAGAAATTAGAAATGCAGTTTGAAATGGAGCGTGCTAATCAGCAGGCCCTACTAGAACTACGCAAGAAGTATGTTGGACAAGAGATTCCAGCAGTAGAACTTGCTGCATTGGAGCAAGTTAAAGCAGCACGTCAAGCAGAATTAGAACTTAATCAACGTGCATTGCAAGAAGACTTTGATCGCAGACGCACATTCATTTATGGTTGGACAGAAGCAGCCAAGCAAGCAATTAACAGTTTACAAGAAACTGTAGCAGATCAAGGTGCATATGCTAAACGCATTTTTGACACTATCACCGGTGGCTTTACCAACAGCATCATGAAGTTTGTTGAAACAGGCAAACTAAGTTTCAAAGACTTGTTTAAGAGTCTAATGATGGAAATTATCAAGATGCAGATGAACAAACTGTTCTTAAGTATCTTTGGTAAAGGTGGCCCACTAGGCAGTATCTTTGCTGGATTGTTTGCTGATGGTGGATACATTCCAGGTGGCAAATATGGTATTGTTGGTGAGCGCGGTCCAGAACTAATCCGCGGTCCAGCCAGTGTAATTGGCACCGATGATACAGCCGCAATGTTAGGTGGTAGCGGAGGTATTACACAAGTTACCTATAACATTAGTGCAGTAGACAGTAGAAGTTTCAAAGACTTAGTAGCAAGCGATCCAGCGTTTATATACAACGTAACACGTGCTGGTGCTAGGAGAATACCACGATGAGTTTACAAAAAATAATTAACAGCGCCGGCAGCATTACCATTGACAAGCGCAAAGTAACCAGCAGCGTGCTAACACGCAGCGGTGTGTTGAGAACATCAGCATTTTTAGGTCATCAGCCTTATTTCTTTACTGTTACGTTTACACCTAGTTTGAAATATAGTCAAAACAGAGACTTGTTGGAAGATATTGATACGCTTGATCGCACTACAGAAGAAGTTATTAACATTGGCAGCAGCAACTTAGGTTTAGAATATATTACACGCTATCAAGGCAATATGAGTGCAGGCGGCATTAACACAATTACTGTAAACAACGTAGCAGACTTTGGTAACTTATACTTAAATTGCAGCAGCATTGGCGCTGGCAGTGGTTACTTGTTTAAGAAGGGTGATTTTATTCAACCCAAAGGCAATACCAACGTGTATCGTTACACATATCAAGTTACCAGCGATGTTGCTTATAGCACAGGTGCAAACGTGCGTATACCAGTGCATCGTAGATTATTCGAACAACCGGGACAAACCTATATTGGTGGGGGTATCAAGGTAGGCAAAGATGTAACATGGCCAGTTAAGATGTTACAAAAACCAAATTACACAATTCTGCCCTATGACAGAGTTGTGTTTGATGGTGAATTTCAATTAGTTGAAGTTATGCAGGATTTCGTAGGATGAGCACAGCAATAACACAAGTAGAAGATACAAACTATCTGCAACATGCGCTGTTTGTTATTCTAACACTGGATGATACAACCTATTACTTAACCAGTAATAGACGTCCAATTGCATTTGGACCTATTACGTTCAATGCGTTGGGTTGGTTGCTACAGATCAGTGAAATACAAGATGACTTAAAAACCAACAACGGTGATTTAAATCTAGCACTAAGTGGCATTCCAGAAGGATTGGTTGACACAGTATTAACAGCACCTATCAAAGGCGGCGAAGTAGTTGTGTTTAGAGGTTTGCAAAAAGGCGGTGATTTACAATTGTATCAACGTTACACTGGTATTATCACTAACTTTGCAATTGAAGAACAAGATGATTACTTGTCACGTGATAGAAATTATACTGTTACAATTACTTGTGCTAACATTAACACACTAATGGAAAACCGTGTAAGTGGACAGCGAACCAACGGCAGTGACCGTAAGAGATTCTATCCCGGTGATATCAGTTTTGACCGTTGTAAAGATTTACAAAACGTAAACTTTGACTTTGGTAAGAAATATACCGGTGGTAATGGTTATGGTGGTGCATACAGCCCAGGTGGCCCAGGTTACTATCCAGGCTTCCCAGGAGGCGGCGGTGGCCGCTTTGGTGAATTTGATTATAATATGCAGGAAAGATAATGATTAGACGTGCAGGTGTGGATGATATTGATAGAATCATGGAGTTGTTGGAAAACTTTGCCAATGCTGCTCCAGTAGAATTTTATCATAATCCTAGATATAACACTCAACATGTGGTGCGCCAACTAGGCGAAATACACAAGGCAGGTGTTATACTAGTAGGTGAAGTAGATGGTGTGATAGAAGGCATGATCATTGCTAAGACATGCAGTGATCCATGGTTGCCTCACATTAAGATCATGCGTGAGATGGCTTGGTGGGTTGAACCCAAGCACCGCATGGGCAGTTTAGGTTATAGACTACTAAAAGAATATCAAAGTATTTGTAAAGAGTTAGTAAAGAAAAGAAAAATTACAGCGTTTACAATTACAACATTAACAGAGTCGCCAATTAATGACATGAGTCGTTGGGGTTGGCGTCCAATAGAACAAAATTATATGTATGAGGAGGTAGCATAATGGCAGTCTTTACAGCAATTGCAACTGCAATCGTAGGTGCTATTGGTATTACCGGCACACTGGCAACCATTGCTACTGCATTCGTTGCTACTGGTTTAGCATTAGGCACAGCAAAGATACTGGGTGTTATGGATGCACCCAAAGGACAAGATCCAGGTGTTAAGATACAGTTACCTCCAGCCACAGATAACAAAGTGCCGCGCCTGTATGGACGTAACTTTGCCGGCGGCACAATCATAGACGCAGAGATCAAGAATCAAAACAAGACCATGGCATATTGTGTAGTGCTCAGTGACATGAGTGATCTATACAATGAAACATGGACTATTAATGGTATCTATCGCGGTGATAGCCAACTTTACTTTAGCGATTATAATGTTATAAGTCAGATGGATCCCAACGGCACCAGCAGTCCTAACATTGCAAATAAAATTCGTGTGCGTGTTTATGCCGGTGGTAGTGGTAGTGCTAAACAAATCTTTCCAGTGGGTAGTGCAGCCAATGCATACGGTGGCACATCAACAAGTAAAACCTGTCAGTTTGTGAATTGGACTAGTGCAAATGCAATGACCAAATTGGTGTTTGCTATCATTGAAATTGACTATGACGCAGAAAATGATCTAATGGGTTTGGGTGCGTTTACGTTTGATATTAGTTGTAATTTGACCAATCCAGGATTAGTGTTGTTGGATTACTTAAACAATGAACGCTATGGTATGGGCAATACAAATTTCCCAGTAAGTATTGTTAACAGCCAACCAGTTCCACACAATATCAGCACAGCAGATCTCAATGAATGGATTACATTTGCAGCAGCCAACAACACATATATCAATGGTGGTCTCAGCACATTTGACACTATCAAAACTAACGTAAGCAAAATTTGCATGAGCGGTGGTGCATTCTTTACCTACAATAACAAAACAGGTAGTTTTGGTGTTGTGGTTAACCGTGCTGCTAGCAATGCAGAATTAGCCAACGCATTTGTGCTCAGTGATGATAACTTGGTAGGCGCACTAACAGTAACCAGTGCAGATTTGTTCTCAATGTATAACCAAATGGAAGTAGAATTTCCCAGTGTTATACAAAAAGACCAAACAGATACTGTATTCCTAGAAACACCTGATGCACAACGCAATGCCAATGAACCAGACAATAAACTAAATGTGCGTTTTGACCTAACCAATGACAGAGAAGTTGCTATCAACTTGGCTAACATTGACCTACGTCAAGGACGTTATACTACAGTGGTAACTGCCAAAGGTGACTTTACAACATTACCTCTAGATGTTGGTGATGTAGTCAAACTTACCAATGATACATTCAATTGGAGCAATAAGTTATTCCGTGTAATGCAGACTAAGGAAGTTGAAACCGCTGACAGTATGCTCTACAATGAATTAACATTGTTAGAATATAACGCAAACGTATATACATGGACGGATGAAGCACCAAGTGCAAACATTGACCCACCTGGCATTGATAACTTCTTAATCTTTAACAGCAACACAGAAATTGCTATGGGTTATGTATATGTTAATGATAATCCATTGGGTAGTTCCAACAGCAAGATTGTAAACCCAGACACCGGTGGCGTTGTAGGCACTATTAGCACAGCATCACTAATAAGCAATGCTGAAATCAGTGTGGGTAACGCAAGTCCATTTATTGCTTTCCCATTTACTATTCCAGCAAATACAACATTTGACACTATTGAGGTAGTGTATACTGGCGAAAACAGCAGTTGCGCTGACGTATTAGCCAACAGCGTGCTTATGGATACCATGACTCCAGCAGTAGGCAGTTACTTTGAGCCTGATCAAGTGTATTGGTATAGTCGAAGTATTGATGACTTACGTTTTAGACGCGGTGATTTTAACTTTCCAGGAACTACCGGTGATTATGAAACACCATATTTCTTAAACATCAAATATGTAGACAGTAAAACTGGTGTTAGAAGTGATTTTTATGATACCAGCACTATTCCAGTAAACATTACTAATACGCAAGATACCAAACAAATTGCACAGTATGGTGCCGGTGTTCAAACAGAAAATTATGATGATATAACAGCCCCTCTTGCAAACAGTAATGTGTATACAACTATTATTACACCAGTTACCTATGATTTAAAAGGTATTGACGTATCAAATCAATTTAGTCTAGAAGCAACTGCAAGCCCATTTGGTAGTTATACAGGAACCCACGAAATAGGTTTACGAGGTAGAGCAAACGTAACATTTGCAAATGCATATGGAACAGTAGGCACAATTAATTACAATACCACCGGTGGTGTTTATGCAACAACTACCAGCATTATTCCTCAAATGCAGGATAGTTTAGCAATTAGTCTAGATCCTGTTTTTATAAACAGTATTAATCCTGCTTTCCCAATTGATGCTACACCTGTAAGAGCAAACGTATGGGCTGAAGGTTATAGCACACTAAGCAATACTGTGATAGCACGCACTTTTGGTGATGTTAAATCCAGTATACTTAAACTGAATAAAAACGAGGAGATTGTATAATGTATAGAACAATATATGATAATACCTCAGGCAAAATTATTAGATGTTTGCGTATCAGTGAACAAGCAGCACAGAAAATCTGTAGTGAAAACGCCAATTGGAGTTATCTAAATCGTGCCACAGACAGCACTGGCAAACGCAGAGTAAATTTAGAAACATTACAGTTAGAACTTATACCAGTGGAACAGCCCAGTGTAGCAGCATTAATCAGAGAACGTCGTAGATTTTTATTGCAATTAAGTGATTGGACACAAACTACTGATAGTCCTCTCAGTGAAGCCAAACGTGCCGAATGGGCTGCATATAGACAAGCCTTGAGAGATCTACCTGATGAGCAAGGCGGAGTAAATAGTATTGATGATGTAGTGTGGCCCTCACAGCCACAATGATATGGAGATATAAATGTTATATGAAATTTACGCAAGATTTAATTTTGTAAATCTTTCAATTGATCAATTTTATAAAGGTGCTGATCGTGCAGAATGCATTGCAAACATAGAATCAGCATTTAATCAAAGCCTGGCAGAAAGTTGGGAAATACTAAGCGAGGGTCCAATCAATGGTTGAAGAAAATAATCAATCACAAAATGAAAACACCACTCCACAGCAAGATCCTGTGGAAACTGCACGCGAGCGCGGCTTGCGTAAATTGCGTGAACTGCAACAACCACTGTTTGAAGCAGCATCATTCAATCAAGAAATGCATCCGTTACATGGTGCGTTTGGCAAAGAACTATAAGTGAGACAATATGCCTACATCTGCAAAAATTGGTTTTTTTAAAACAGGACTGCAAAATGCAGAAGCCGTAACACCTTACGTTCAATATAATGTAAGTGCCAATGTTGCACAGGTAGGCAATACTATAACCTATACAGTTACAGGTGATTATCCATCTAATATACCTATCTATTGGGATTTGACCAGTGTAAATGGTAATGTTATTACCAGCAATTATTTTACAGGTAATACTACTGTTAGTGGTTCTTTTAATCTAACAGGATCTCCCATCAATATTGTTAAAACTACCGTTCCATACAATGCATTTGATGAAACATTGATTTTAAATATACGTCCAGGTGCAGCAATTGCTGATGTAAAAGCAAATGTAGTTGGTGGTGTAACACAAAAAGCAAATATTGCACTAGCAGTAACAATGCCATATGCAAATACAGTTACATTTACAGTAACAACTAACATGGCAAATGGCACACCACTGTATTGGGATCTAGTAGGTAACGCCAGTGTTGGCGACTTTACTGATAGTTTTGGTTTAGGTAATACAATTACTGTTGCTGGAAATACTGCAATTGTAACTAAAGTTCTTAAGGTATTAGGAAATAAAGATGTTACTAAAACATTCTATGCTGATTTTAGATCTACCAGTGCAATGACTGCGTTTGATACAAAATCAAGTAATATTAATATTGTTGCAGCAAATACAATTGTTGCTACTGGCGGCACAATTACTTCAAATGTTGATTTATATTATACCACACATGCTTTCAGCAGTAATTCTACATTCAATGTAACATTTGCTAGTGCAAATACTACATTTGATGGTAACGTTAATAATGTTCAATATCTAATTGTTGGTGGTGGTGGTGCAGGCGGCATGAGTGATATATTAGGTGTTGCTAACTCATGTAGTTCAAACATAGATTTAAATGTAAGAACATACAGTCCTTATAATCAATGGAACTTTATAGCCAACGCATATAGAAACAAATATTGGGGAGCCGGCGGCGGAGGCGGCGGAGGCATGCTAACTGGTAATACAACTATCAGCAATGTAGCATATCCAGTGGCTGTGGGCCGCGGCGGTGTGTTCCCTGGTTATCCAGCAGATAATTCAGCATTATCTAAAACTGCTAATATTTGGAATCAAATCAATAGAATTGATGTTGATGGAGCAAACAGTAGCATATTTGGTTTGACTGCAATTGGCGGCGGCCATGGTGGTAGCAGTTCAGAACTTAACCAAAGTGAAAATGGTAGCCTTCCTGTAAGCAGTGAAGATCAACTTAAATTATTTGGTGGCGGCAATGTTAGTGGCTTTGGCAGTTTACCAAGAGTTGCTGGTAGCGGTGGTGGTGCTGGCACATGGTATGGAACTTCCGATAGACAATTTGGTGGCGGCGCCGGCACAGCAGGACAAGGTTTTGCCGGTGGTGGAGATTACGGTAACGCTGTAGTTCTTGCAGGATCTGGCGGTGGTGGTGCTGGCCAAGCAGGTTTTGGCCCAACAGCAAACGCAAACGTTCTTGGTCAGCCTAAGTATATTGGCGGTAATGGCGGTAATGGTGC